TGTAATCACATATTTAGGGCTGAAAGGAAGTAGCTCCTTAGTCCTTAAGTCAATAATGCCATTCTGTACAGGGATAAAGTAGGCGCTCTCCAGCGGTTTCTTTATCCTTGTCAATGTCCTAACCATTAGCTTAATCTGGGGCCATTCCCTAGGCTTAATCCTCACGTCAAAAGTCTTACAAAATCGGTTAAATAGGTCATTACTAGCCGTATATATGCCCTCATCTAAATCATAGATATAGAGTAGGCTATAATCAGGTACGTTGCTTTTACTGATAAAAGTAAAGGTGATAATTTCGCTTAGCATTTTGGCAACTGTGAAAACCTGGGGTATGGCCACCTTTTCGGTAACGTCCCCTGTACTTTCATTTATTTTGGTTTCCGTGTGTTCTTCCCGCCATTGTTCACCAGCTTGAAAGATACGGTTTTCTAGCTCTCTCATGGTCTTGGGCGGTTGCTCATTCTCACGCGCCTCTAAGATTTCACTTTCCAGGCTTTTCAATTCTTCCTTTTCTATGATTCTATCCTCTCTTTCTAAATTCTGCTCTTGCTATACTTTCAAAAGTCCTATCTAGCTCCCTCTCTGGTAGGGGGTTAGCTGTCACACTGTTAGCGATCTTTGTTAATTCGTAAGCTGTTTCTATATCACAATCCACCCATTTATTAAATAGCAAGCCAACAAACTTAGTTAAGGCCACGTTGCGCCCGCCTTCGTCTCCAAAACCATTAAACAAGGTATCTATTACCCTCATAGTGATAGACCGCTGACCGCTTGGTCGTGGCGTGTACGTCTGCGGTTTTACACCCTGGCCACTTGTTCGATTTTTGTTTGATTTTGGTACTGGATAATCTAGGCCATGCTCTACGATTTTTTGATAGTCTGCTGGGTCGCCTGTTGTGACTGGTAAACCCTGAAGTTGGGACCAGGTTAAGCTAGCCATGTCAAAAGGTAGCCCTATCTTGTCTGCTATCTCCTTGACTACCTGCTTATAGGTTTCCTCATTCATCACATCCCCAGGCTTTACCACAAGCCTAAAACGGGGGCTTTCTGGGGTGTGTTTGATTGTTGAGTACAAGATATAGGAAAAGCCAAACAAGGCTCTAGAAACAGCCTCTATAAAACCCTGGGCTGGTCCCTCAATCTCATCATAATCAAGGAAAATTAAATCACGATATACCAGGCTGGCATTATTACGCTTATAGCTACCGTTTTTCTCTGCTGTGACTTTGCCACTCAGGCAGTAGGGAGCTTGTGTTCGCTTGTATTCTTCAATATCAATATCCTCAGGCGGTTTCAGAGGTTTAAACTGCGCAATATAGTCAAATGGTTCTAAAGGTCCTTTGTAGGGGTACAAATAAGAGCTAAAGCCTCTTGCTTCATAAATAGCCATCTACACATTTACCCCCCAAAAAATAAGAATATCACTGACCTTGTAATAATGTTTCCTCGTATCTTCTAGTGGTGGTTGGTATCGTCTTAGACCAGCTTTTTCCCACCGTTTTAGAGTTTTGCCTTTGATATTTAATTCCTCTTTGACCTGTTCAGCCGTTATCAACCCTAAAACTCTTGGTTTAGGTTTCTGGTAGGCTTCCAAAAAGCGATTAAACGCGGTCAGGTTTTGTTCTAAGAGTTTGGCTTCATAATCTTGACTAAATACGTTCATGCCTAACCTCCTTTGAGTAATTTCTTATAGCTGGTTAAATCGGCATTCAATAACACACTTAGGCGTTCTTGTTCCTTTTGTACTTGGTTGTAAAAGGCTTTAGCACCGTCTAGCAATTCTTCTTTGTTAGCTGGAATAAAGTAACCACGATTGAATCCGTGTCTAATGCCGATAATAGGGACGTTATAGCGCGTGATTAAGCTACTGATGATACTTTGGACGGAGCGTTCTTCAAGTTTCAGTATTAAGCCAATCTCTGCTCCTGTAATGGGGTTGTCTGCCCCCACCTTAATCAGTTTAAGGACACGTCTATAATTTTCTGGTAGTGTCATTCAGTTCCTCCCTAATTGTAATAATGGTTCTGTGATTGAATATAAGCCCCATAGTTTGCGTTCTGACGTGGTTTAGGTGATTGGATATCTTCTGGTAAGTCAATCTCTATTAATGGCTTAGAACGGCTAAGAAGAAGCCCTATGAGACCTAGAACAATGAATAAAATAAGTGTCTGTGTTGGGGTGAGATTAAGTTCTTGAATCATGCCGATACCTCACTTAAATAAGTTTCTAATTCCCCTGTGTCTTTCTCTGAACAAGGTAAACCGTTAACGGCTCTAAAGACAATCTCTGTGGTTCGTTGATAGTCTAAAGCGTCCCATGCTTCTTCAAAGCTGGTGGCACTTTTTCTGAATTTAATGACGTACTCTGTCATAACGTTAGCAATAATTACCCAAGCGATATGTTGGTTATATAGTCGAGTGAAATAGGCTTCTGCTTTATTTTTGCTGAGTTGGCGATTTTTGAACATTTCTAGCTGTTCAGGAGTGTATCTATCTTTTGAAAAAGGATTTGTTTCTACTCTATATTTCATTATGTCTTTTCTCGCTTAATTTTATTTTCTGTGTAATTGCCGGTTTCCTATACTAGATTCATGCTAGGTTTAAGGGGTAGCTCCCTGATTAGTTCATGTTAGTGTATAATTCTGCGAATAACTCGCTAGGGATACGCTCTAGCGCTTTTTGTTGTAAGTGGATGGCTTTAATTCTATCTTGTGTTTTGGTTTTAATGTCTTCTATAATTTCGGATGTCGAGACCACTTGTTCATAGTAAATGTTAGCTTTATAAATGAGTCCTTGCTCTTTTAATTCCTTATTAGCCATTTTTTCAAGCGTAACTTCATGTAATACTTCAACATTACGATAATGACCGTTTTTGAGGTCGAATTTTAGCCATTTTTTACGCTTCCATTTGTATAGGGCGCTTCTGCAAACTTCTGAATTCCCAAAACCAAGAAAAGAAGCGATTTCTGTTAATGTTTTCCCTTCAATTTCAGATAGTTTATAAGCGACGTTTCTAAATAACACTCTCGGATTTCTTTTTTTCTTAATCATATTGTCTTGATTTTTGAGCACACAAAAAGCGCACTCCCTTTCTATGAATTTTAGGTTCACAAAATAGAGTACGCATGATATACTATTTACGTACCTACTTTGTGGGTGCTGGGAGTTCCTAACGTGTACGGTCGCCAAACTATACCACGTTAGGAACTTTTTTATTTTTCAGACTCATAAGAGTTTACAGCTTTAACGATTAAATCCGCTTTAGATAATCCATTTTTATCCGCTGTTTCTTGTATTGTATTATACTCGTCAGCGGTCAAACGAACTTCCAGCCGTTTATCACGTTTAGCTGTACCTTTTACAGGTCTGCCCATTTTTGGACTCATAGGAGTTCCTCCTTTCATTTAAGCCCGTGCTTATATCATATGATAAGCACGTACATAAGTCAACCCCTAAATCAAACTTTTTTGCGTACTCTATTCAGTTGTTAAAGGACTAATTTTTTAATATCGTTATATTCTGCATTGAGCTCCAATAGGACAATTACTTTTTGTTCAAGTTTTCTATATCGCGTCAACTCATCAGCACTTAGGCAATCTAATGCAATTTCATAACCTACCCGTGACTGTTTCAGTTGTTTAGCAGTCTGTCCTGTGACAGATTTTAGCAAAAGGTCGCTAATAGCCTTGTAGCTCCATTGATTAAAGTGTTCCCAATCCTTGATAGCTTGTGTTAATTCTTTATGATTAGACTTTTCAAGCTCTCGTATCAGTTTAAAGTTAGCGTTTTCTCTTTCTAGTTCTTCGATATGGTCATAAATCCATTGACGAAAGATTTTACCTTTCTCCGTTTTGGACAGCATACCGATCTCAAAAATTCCTCGCTTATTGAATAGTCGGGTCTCGTATTGTTTGCCATCAGTAGCTGACAATTTGTCAGTAACTGAAAATCGCTTTTCTTTGAGGTAGGGTTGGCGCTCTATCATCTTTTCAATAGCATTTCGGCTCTTATATCCAAATCCCTGCGCTAATTGTTCAATCGTCACAAAAATATTTCTATTCCTGTCCAGATAAAAATCAATTTCAAGTTCTCCAAAAGAACTTTTTACTTGTTTTATGATATTCACTGTTTTACCTCGTTATTTGATTATTGTTGTTTTGTCGGGGAGAACTGCAACTGTTAAGTCGTTGCCTGCTCTGCGGTAGTATGATACAATGGAAGTATCAAATCTTTTACTAAAACCCCTTTAATAATAGCTTGCCTGCTTTATTAATTGAGTTTAGTTATACTAGTTAAAGGCTCTGCTGATTGGTCTCGGTAAGCCTTTTTTTGTTGTTTTCACGCGCATTTTTGCGCTTTTTTTAATTTTTATTGTAGATTGACTCAGACACACTGATATTCAATCCGAACTTTTCTTTAATTCCCATGAGTTCCACAGTATCATCTAAAATCATTTCTCTAGCAACTAACATATCTTGTGTCATTTCTGATTTTTTAACCATTTTTGAATATCCAAACTTGTTGGAAACGGCTTTATTTGTGATTGTGTTAGCTTTAATCAAGTCTTTCTTAGATACCCTATCTAAGCTATTAGTCAATCTTGCCATAGCTTCTTTTTGATGTTCCTTATCCAGCATTCTAAAGACCTCAAAGCCTTCTAGACCAGTTGCTTGTCTTAACTGTTTAATGGTTTCAAATACCCAAAACTTAAATGATTTTGCTTCTGGTTTACGACTTGAAAAAATAGTGTCATAAATTCCAAACTCGTTAACAATTAGCATTTCTTGTTGACGTCCTAAACTGTCTGCGACGTGGTCGGTTGAAACGACCTCATCTCCCAAACGTTGTTTAATAAATTTTGGGTTTAAATCTAGTGCTTTAGCAATATCAGCTAGCACCGCCCACCATTCACCTTGATACTCTACAAATCGGATAGTATATCCGTTCCATGTTTCTGTTCTCAATAAGTTGTCCTTTCTAGTCTTCAACTGTTAATAATTCATCAAGTGTAACTTCTAAATAGTCAGCAACCTTTTGAAGTGTTTCAATGTCTGGGCGCTTTGTTCGCTCGTAATATAAAGATATTAAAGTGCCACTTGATAACCCAGTTGATTTTGCTACGTCTGAAACTTTTTTGCGTCTTTTTGCTAAAAGAACTCTAAAATTATTTTTCATTTCCTATCTCCTTTTTCTGTTTTTACGGCAAAAACGACAAGAATAGTTGTCGTTTTCGTGAGAATATAATACCTTATTAATTTTCAAGTGTCAACTATTCTTGTCGTTTTTTTGAAAAAAAAATAATTTTGTTGTAAAATATGATAAAACATTAAACAGAAAGGCATGATTAATTTGATAAAAAATCGCTTAGCTGAATTGTTGGCACAAAGACAATTAAAAATTACTAAAGTTGCAAAAGATACAGGTATTTCTAGGAATACTATAACAGCGACTGCCCAAAATGATGGGACAATGATAAAACTTGAAACCATAGATATTTTATGTAACTATTTAGGAGTCACTCCTGCTGAATTCTTTGAATTCATTCCGGTGTTATTCGATCTAGAAGTAATGACAACTTTGTTTGAAGTTGATTATCATAAAAACGGCGTTTACGAATTCGCTGGTTTTGATTCTATACTTTACAAATCTGATATTTTTTTAGATCTTACTTATTATGGCAAAATTCATAACTTTTCTTTAGAGTGCGAAGCTGAATTCATACGGGAAGATACTAATAAAATAGTTTTTAATGTAAGGTTTTCAGACAAGCAAGAGCGAAAAATTTATAATGAAATTTCTTCAAAAAATGAATCATATATGTTCTCAAGTAAAATTACTGACAGTATATCTAGTCTGATATTAAAAGATTTTAAAATACAATTTCTAAATTATGATGATGAAAATTTAGATGAAACAGATAAAGAAGCGTTTCTTGAATTTTGTCAAAAAGATTTTGAAATGTCTGGCTTGCTTTCTCTTCCGTTCTAATTGTAAGAAAAGATCAGGAGTTATTAGTCTCAACGTGCAACATGCCCCAACCAATACACAACGCCAATTGTATTTATACTTGTTCACTTTCCCTTTAAGGACTCGCATTTCTTGCATTTTGCCCTTTAAGGAGTCTGAATACTATATGCTAAAAATGCCAACTGATTTTAGAAGCTGTCACAACGGAAAAAGTAAATTAATAAACGACCGATATATCAAGTTCTTTAAGTGAATTTACCGAGCGTTTTAGGACTATTGAAATAGGTTGACGTATTATGTTGGCACGTACCAACATTTAGGGACTACAGCAACATGTCAACGGAGTTGCCAAATCTCTCAACGTTGAACGATTCAGGAGCGTCAGCCTTCCACCATAGGAAGCCATAGGTTATTCAAGCTGTTCTTGCTTTTGGTCATCTGGAAGGGTAGCGATGAGGTAGAGGGCTGAACTACCTAAATTACTCAACGTTGAATAATTTGGAAGTTCTTTTGCTACTGTCTGTGTTAATTTTGCTTATAAATGTGATGAGATTGCTATTCTAAACGTTTTAATTCATCCAAAAATTCACATCTCCTTTCTAGTTTTTCTCCCTGGGGAGGGGGGTCGTGTGAGAAAAAAAAGCAAATATTTGGACAGTTGACCCTTCCCACCGGTTTCAAAACTTGGATTGAACAACATTTTTTAATGATAGGGGGTAACCTTAAAGATACTAAATTAGAAAAAATTCTGAAAACTTGTGGTTAAGTATTTTGTTGATGTTAACAAGACTGTAAATCCCATAATAATTTTAGAAAGGCACATAATGGTTAAAATTAACGCAAATGGTAAGGAAATAATCTTACTTTCCACAAATACTGATTATGTCAGTCTGACCGATATCGCTAAATATCGAAATCCGGACGCTCCGGCCGATATTATTAAAAATTGGATGAGGAGTAGAAATACTATTGAATTCCTAGGAGCTTGGGAAAAAATAAATAATGAAAAATTTAAACTGGTCGAATTCGACCAGTTTAGAAGTGAGGCTGGATTAAATGGCTTTGTACTATCTCCGCAAATATAAGAACAATCAAAAGGCCCTTGATAGCCTCAAAAGATTGAACGATAAATAAACCCATATAAGCCCCATAGCGCCACTTTATCCCTTAATCATATAAATTACCAACTTACCAAAACCAAACAAAAAAAGACCCCGCAAGTTTTCCACGCCCGCAAGGTCTTAAAAAGACTAATATTATACCATGATTTTCTTTTATAATATTTCGGATATTTACCCGATACCACTATTATACCATGATATGAACTAATCTAAAACCCTTTTGATAATAGCTTGCCTGCTGATGGAAAGGTTTATCATCATGAAAATAAAAGAACATAAGAAGAAAAACGGTGCAATCGTTTATCGTGCTAGTATTTATCTAGGTATTGACCAAGTAACGGGTAAGAAAGCTAAAACTAGCGTAACAGGTAGGACACGAAAAGAAGTTAAGCAGAAAGCAAGGCACGCGCAAGATGAATTCATTTCTAATGGCTACACGGTTACTAAAGTTGTGCCAATAAAGAATTATCAAGAATTGGCTGAGTTATGGCTAGAAAGTTATCAGCTTACGGTAAAGCCTCAGACATTTATAGCAACTAAGAGAATGCTCTATAATCACTTAATACCTATTTTTGGAACTATGAAAGTTGATAAATTAACTGTCAGCTATATTCAGCGCTTTATAAACGACTTATCAAATCAGTTAATCCATTACGGTGTAGTTCATTCAATAAATAGACGTGTTTTACAGTATGGCGTATCTCTCCAGTTATTGCCATTCAATCCTGCGCGTGATGTTATGTTGCCTAAAGTACCAAAAAAGGAAAATAAGGCTATTAAGTTCATAGCTTCAGAAGATTTAAAAGCGTTAATGGCTTACATGGAAAAGCTAGCCAATAAGAAATTTAGCTATTTCTTTGATTATGTTCTATACAGCGTTTTACTTGCTACTGGTTGCCGATTTGGGGAAGTAGTAGCCCTAGAATGGTCTGATATTGACCTAGAGAATGGAACTATCAGCATAACCAAGAATTATAGTAGGTTATTAAAGTTAATTGGTACGCCAAAAAGCAAAGCAGGGGTAAGGGTCATAAGCATAGACAAGAAAACAATCAATCTACTACGACTTTACAAGAATAGGCAACGACAATTATTTATAGAGACTGGGGCGCGTGTTTCTGCTGTGGTATTTTCAACACCACTAAAGGAATATCAAAACATGGCTACTAGACAGGAAAGCCTAGATAGGCGCATTACTGAAGTTGGTATCCCTAGATTTACCTTTCACGCTTTCCGACACACTCACGCTAGTTTATTGCTAAATGCTGGTATTAGTTATAAAGAACTACAATACAGATTAGGTCATGCAACATTAGCTATGACCATGGACATTTACGGACACCTTTCCATGGACAAAGAAAAGGAAGCTGTTTCCTATTTTGAGAAAGCTATAAATAACCTGTAAGTCCACAAAAAGGTGAACAAATTTATTTTTAGGAGTTTATAGGCTCATTGAAAAGCCTATTAAATCAACGTTTATAGACAATAAAGGAGAAAACCATGACATTTGAAGAAATTTTACCAGGTTTAAAAGCAAAGAAAAAATATGTACGTACAGGTTGGGGGGGCGCTGAAAATTATGTTCAGTTATTTGATACCCTTGAAGTTAATGGGAAAGTACTACAGGCTACACCTTATTTTCTTATTAATGTTACTGGTGAAGGTGAAGGTTTTTCCATGTGGGCACCAACACCATGTGATGTTTTAGCAGAGGATTGGATCGAGGTCAATGACTAA